CCATCAATTAATTTTTGACCAATTTCATTATATTTAATCCACATGTTTTCATTGTGATGATATTTTTTACTAGAATTAGTTATTAGCCCTTGGTAATCTGTATCAAATTCTCCTTTAGTTCCAGAAATTAAATCAAATTTAAACTTATCAAATAATGCTTTTGATTCTTCATCCATTGTTCCGTCTTCTTGGATAATTTCCCAAATCTCAGGATTGTCATCTAATATTGATACTTGTTTATTTAAATTTATAATTCTTTGGTCTATAGCTTTTGTTAAAGACTTTTGCGAATAATTTCTAACAACCTCACCCATATCATTTGTTTTTTGAGTTCCTTTATATTTATAACCTGAAAGTGTTCCGTTATCCATTTGCTCTTTAATTCTTTGCATGTTGCTAATCTCAGATTGAACATCCATCCAATTCATGCCTATAATATCTTTAGCATATTCATCAGGGTTGCTTTCAAATAAATCTTGATATTGCATAGCTTCATTAAAAGCATTGTCAGCTAAATTGTAATTTTGTTTTTTATCCCCATATTCTAATTCTAAAGAATATTCATCATTACCACTTAATCTAGCTTTGTTTTCAAATTTTCCAAGTAAAGAAGATAAATTATTAATTTCATCAAGAGTATCAGCTTTATTTATTTGGTTGTTTAAAAAAATTCTTTCGTTTTGTAAATCAGTTTTTAATTTTTCTTGTCTTTTAACATGAGGTTCAGCAAGCTTATTTATACCTTCGTACATGTTAACTAATTGTTCTAAAAAATTAGACATATATATTCCTTAATGTTACTGTGCCAATTGTGATGCTGTTGTTTGCCAACCTTGTATTATATCAGAGATAGACTTAATTCCTTGTGCTTTTTGAGCTCCCACTTTAGATAATACTGTGGACATTCCTTTTCCATATACATCTTTAGCTCCACCAATAAATCTTTCTGCTTGTCCACTTCCTGCAAATCCTCCCCCAGCTTGTCTCATAGCTTTACCTCCTGTTTTTTGTAATAAATCAGTTAATAAAGTTTGAGATTGTGCTTCTATTTGTGGAGAGTATGTTTTTTGAAGTGCTGCTTGAAGCATAGGTCTTCCTATTGTTGACCCTTGAAACATAGATGAAGGCAAATCAGCAGAAGATAAACCATACATATTTCTCATAGCTTGGGCTATTTCATTAGAATTTATATTTGCTATACTAGTTGTGTCAGTTATAGCTCCAAGTGATTGGTCTGCTCCTCCTATATTTTGAAGTTGTCTAATAATATCTTGTATGGTCATCTATTAAATTCCTTGTGCATTAGATTGATTTTGACTTCTTGCCCACTTTTCCATTTCAGATTCTTCTTCCTCTTCAGGAGAAAGTTGCATTAATGCTTGAATCATATCCATTTCTCCACCTGTCATTTTATTTAAATTTTGCATAGACTGAACTCCGCCTAAAGCTTTATTAAACCAACCTTGTCCTCCTCCTGGAAGCATACCTGCAGCGTTTTTAGACATACTTGTGGGATTAAGTTTTTGACCAACATTCCCAAAAAATGTTTTAAAAGGAGTAGGTTTTGCCATTGGCCCTTGTAATGCTGCTAGAGGCCCTGCACCATCCATGAAAGGCATAGTTGCTCCTGTTGGGCCTGCACCTTTTCTTATATTTTCAAAAAATCCACCTTTAAATCCTTTACCGCCCATTAACTTACCGCCTGCAAATCCAGTAATACCTCCCATAAGGCCACCAAGTAATGATGCTCCTGCTGATTGTTGTTGGTCTTTAGCTGCTTGCATTTGTTGTTCAGCCATATCTCCTAAAAATGTACCTTTAAATCTTTCAAATTGTGGGCCTTTCATTAATTCTTTCATAGCATCTCTTTGTTGCTTTGCTGCAAGGCCTCCAGATACAGCACCAGTTAAAGCTTGTCCCATAGGCCCTAAAAACATTCCTGCAAAATTTAATGCTTTAAGAAAGCCACTTTTTTTCTTTGCTTTTTTTCTTGCTCTATCTTGTGAAGCTTTTAATTGCTCTTGAAATTCAGAAGCCATTTTCTTTTTTTGCTTAGTCACAGCAGCTTGTTGGCCTTTTTGTGCTTGGTCAAGCTCTGCCCGAGCTCTTACCTCATTTGAAAGCGAATCAACTCCTGAGTATGCTCCGTATGCCATATTTCTCTCCTTTTTATCCTAATATTAGCCTGTTAAATATATTACTTTTTTTCTTTATATACAAATCTCTAACTTGTTATATCCCATTTAAAAACTACCACTACATTTGTATCTCCACCTATTGCAGCTGAATTTAAATTAATAGCATATATTCTTCCTTTAGTCATAGGTGCATTATCACTACCTATACTTGGCGAAGCTAAAGATAATTCTTGATATGTATTAGCTGCAAAATCATACGTAGCATCTTTTCTAAATGCGGTAGTACCAGGCACTTCTGTTCCATCTGTTGATTCTGATAATACTATTCTAAAATTTCCATCTTGTGCTACTTCACTTCTATATGCAATTTTTTCTATTGTTCCATTATATGGTGCAATAAAAGCATTATATTCATTTCTACCAGCAGATAATGTTTGCTCAAAAACATAACCATTCATAGGAAGATAAACAGCAGTTGCAGTTGCACCATATCCAACAAATTGTGAATCATAATGATATTTACCTATACCAATAATATCAGTGCCTGCGTCATCTGTAAATGCTAATTCATTTGGTGTCGCAGTATCAACCCATAATTGACCATAACCTGCTGTATCACTTTCTGCGTCAGCTCTTTCTTGCATTTTTAGAGTTTTAAATGTTCTTATTTCTTCATCATAAAAACTCATTACATCTCCGTCACCTACAGCAATATTTAATTTACCTCCATCTCCATATATATATTCATCCGTATTACCAAAAATAAGTTTATAATCTGTAGGTAAGGATATTGTTGAATCAGGAATATCAATAGATAAAGCTGTAGTCGTGTCGTCTTTAAAAGTTATATGCCCGCCATCTGCGTTTAACTCTACATCACCATTAGAATCAATAGTTAAGTTACCACTAGAATTTACTCCTATGCTTGTATTATTAGTTGAATCATAACTTAATTTTAATAAAGTATCTTGCGTTGATGTTTGCCAATTATCATCGTAATCTGTGTTACGTTTAATTTCTAAAGTAGAACCATCATATAATAAAGTAGGCTCGGAATCTAATGTTCCTATTGATTGTCCTATTGTAAGCAATTGATTTTCAGCTGTACTACTTATACTATCATGAGAATCATTATTAGAGTAATACCATGTTCCATTATTTGCTTCACATTCTTCTTTGTTTGTATACTGACCTAGCGAGCAATAAGCTTCCTTGTAATCAATTATTAATCCATCTGAATCTATATTGTCTAAAAGTTTACTAGAATCAATATACTTCAAATCTCCGTTATTCTCAGCTACAACAATTTTATTTGCTTCTAAAGAATTTTTAATGTTTTTGATTTTTATTTTTGTAGCTACAATATCTAAAGGAGTTTTATGTATTTTATTTACATCTTCTAGTTTATTAGCTGTATGCCATCTTCCATTAACTTTTATGCATAAAAATAAACCTTTTCTGTTAACATTGCATGCAACAATATCTCCTTCTTTACCAAAAGTTTTATTAGGAAAATGAGATAATATTTGAGTTCTTGAGGCTTTTAAATGTAAAGTATTAGCCATTACTTAATAGATTTTATTCTATAGCTTATAGATATGTCGTTGATTTCTACATCAAATGGTAAAGCTCCTGATAATTTAAGCATTAAAGAAGATATATTATTTAATTCACTTGGAGTTGAAGGAATAAGTCTTGCAGTTCTCCATTTACTATCTGTTTCATCTAATGTAGAACTTCCATAGCAAGTTGTTTGCGTGCTTCCATCTGCTGCTGTAACAGATTGTCCAAACGCAAAAACACTAGAAGTAGAAAATGTAATATTAAAATCATTGCTTCCATTTACAGCCGCTAAAACATTTATAGCTGAGTCAACATTACTTCTAGCAACACCTAAAGCATCATTTTCTTCTCTTACTCTATAAGTTATATATATTTTATAGATTTTCTTACGAACATTTATATCTCCAAAAGTTATATCTTTTGTTGTAAATGTTGCTGTTTTGGTAGATAAATTAGCATCAATTCCATGATTCCATTTTCTTATTGTATTAATATTTTTTTCAATATCAGCTGAAGTTTCGCTTGTATGATAAAATAAAACATCTCCATGAGTATTTGTTATCATATTAGACATATTACCTGTTTGCGTATATAAAGGATTGTCATTCCATATTCCAAATAAAAGAGCCCAAGATTTTGTTGCAAAATGATATGTTGCTCCAGATGGAGTATTTGCTGAATCTGTATTTACTCTTGTAAAATTAACAAGAATTGTGTCATTATTTTTATCAAAACCAACAATGCAATCTCCGTTACTAGAATTTGCACACCATCTGTTTGTTAAAGTTCCTGGATTTGAATAAGCTTCACTTTTTGGAATTTTATTATCTATAAGATTTGATAATTTTTTACCATCGTATAAATAACATCCATCTTCGTTAGCCCAAACAATACCATGTGGAGTTTCTGTTACTGAAAATTGTCCTTGAACTCCTACGTTATGAAATGTGTCTTCTAGGAATTCATAATCTCCTGATGTGTTTATTACAAATACTTTACGTTTTTTAAATTGCATAAGTCTATCTTTGTAAAAAGACAAAGCTGTAATTTCGTCACCATCATTAATTGCAACATCAATAAAGTTAGAAGCTGGAAGTATTCCATATTTTCCTGGAGGAGATTTTAACATTCTATCTCCATATATTTTATCTGCTTGTTTAATATTAGCAACGTATAATCTGTTATTTGCAACAATAGAACATTTATATCTAGCTTTTAAATTATCATTATTAGGAACAATAGCATCTTCTTGAGGAACTAATGTTTCTGATTCGTAACTATTAACTTCATTAAAATCTTTTACATATTTATGATTAAGAGTATAAAGATATGCATCGCTTGAATTATCTTTATATTCAATTCCTGTTGAACTTTTTCCTGAAACTGTAGAATATAATAATCCATTTTCTCCTTTTTTATGGTCAATATAAAATTGTAAATAGAAGATGTCAGATTCGCTATCTTTCATGTAAATTTTTGTTTTTGTTATATCGTCATTTCCAATTATATTTTTTCCTACAAAAACTTCAACATTAGGACATACGGTTGGAGGAAAAGTTCCTGATATAGGCAAAATACTTTCTTGAATATTCAATGAAGATTCTTCACCAAATTGATTTACTACCGAACTTGCTATTGTAAATGTTCTTTCTGCCCAGCCTGATGGAGCAATATCTAAAGGAACTTTAAAATTTAACGCTGTCACAATTTCATTATTACTACATCTAACTATAAGATTGTCTAAGCTTTCGCCTGCATTTTGTGCTGACTCTAATTGTTCTCTATATTCAGGACTATGAAATGTAACTTTAAGATTATTTATAAAATATCTTGAATATTGTGAAAAACCATCTTGTAGATAACTTACATTATGATTTGTATACATACAAGGAGCAAATAATTCTCCTCCTGCAATTCCATCAGGTTCATGGCTTGAAGAAATTTGGTCTTCTGTATACGGAAGAAAAACACTATCTGTGCCATCTTGTTGAGGGCCTCCAGGCAATGGTTTAAAAGGATATAAACCTGTTGGATTGTCAGGATTACTAGCATGCCCTAAAAAAGCTTGACTTCGTTGAGAATTATCAATATTTCCAACACTTCTTCCAAAACCAGTAGCAAAAACATTTTGAAATCTAGGTTCTAAATAGTCTGCGACTGTAAAAACTAAATCATCACCATTTGCCACATCAACTAAATCGTCACTTGTTATATCCCAGGTGTATTCTCCGCTAAAATTAATTCTAACTGCTTTTCCATTTTGAGTTTCAGAAGAAGAAAATCCTCTTGTGCTTTTTATTGATATATTTCCTGACGTATAGTTTGCTGTTCCGTCATTAACTTGATTAAGCCTAACATCTTGATTAAATGATGCTTTCCCTACATTTGAAAATTTATTAGCTGATAATGGAGTTGTAGCTTTTGAATTTATCCAATCTTGTAAATTTCCAGTAAGCCCTCCTTCAATTCTTCCAGATTGAACATCAAACCAAGGTACTATTCTTTCTTTAAAATATAGGTCATCTGCATCGCCAGTAGAATTACCTTTATAAACACCTTGAAGTTCGTAATCAACATCATATTCTAGTTTATAAATTGTTAATTTAGATACATAATTTTCATCATTTATATCGTCAAAATTATACCCTTGATTTATAGCATGTTGTTTCATCCCTATAGCATCATCAACAGTATCAGATTTTATAATTAATTTTAAAGGCCATAAAGCTTGCGATGTTAAACCTGATTCTCCAAGTCTCATAGTTCCGCCTCTTGTACCGCCTTCGTCATCCCAAGAACCACTAGCACCAAAACCAGCAGGAACAATATGATGTTTATCAGCGGGAGCTTTTGATTTTGTTTCTTCTGTTTCAATATATCCAGAAGAATCCCACATTTCGTAAGGAGTGTAATTATTTGGTTCATCTTCAGGGCAAGGCCACCAATACCTAGTTACAATTCCTGTTGATGAGTTTGGGCCTAATTCATTTAATTTCCAATCTGTTTCTATAGCTGGCATATAGCTTGTTCCATTGTCTTCCCATTCTCCAGGACTCGTGTATGTAAGTCCATCATATAAGTCGTTAATAAAAGTAATGCCATCAAAAACTTCTATGTCAGAAGCTTCAGGATTTGTTGCTGCTAATGCATCTTCAGGTAATGTAGACCTTCCGCTTATTGTAGGAGCATGTAATAAAAATTCATCTTTTGTTTTCCATCCTTTAGCCCAAGTGTTAGATTCATTACTTTCTTTACTATAATAAAATATTTTATTAGGATTGTTTGTTTTAAAGTTACCATCTGATACTCTTAATACTCCATTTGAATAGTTGTAATTTAGTTCTGCATTAGTTTCTGTATAAGTAAAAAGATTATTCCAAGTACTTCCTTGTGATTGAGAATTTAACAAAAGTTTTGAATTTAATTGTTCATTACTCGATAATAATGTAAATACATCGCCATTATTGTCAGTCATTTTTATGTCATCTATATATACTTCTTGAGTTGTTGACATTGAATCACTAAAAGCGTCATCTTGATAATCCCAAGAACCTGCATGTATTCTAAACACCCAATCTGTTGCATCACTATATTCTGAGGGTATTTTAAATGTTGTTCGATATGTGTAAAATGTTCCTGTAGTTGTTAAAAAAGGACTTCCTTCAGATTTTTCATAATCCATATTAACTAAATCGTTATATGCTTTTCTTATAGATATACCTGATACATAAACTGAAGAATCATCTTCTCCTGAATTTAATCTAAGTTCTATATTTTTTGTAGTAGCACTTCCGACAACTTCAGGAATATAAAAATATATATATTGTGTTGATTTTCTATTTGCATTAGTTTGTTGAAATGGGTATTCCCACGATGATGTATTTTTTGTACCATTGTTTGTCCATGATATTAAATATTGACTGTCATCCGAATTATATATAGCATATCTTAAGCCTTTGCTTCCTTTATAAATAAAATTTATTCTATAATAACTACCTACGTCTAAAGTCATAGAGTCTGATTTTACATATCCAGCTGGATATAAAGAATTTCCGCTATTTGATAAATCGCTAACTGCTCCTGTAGTTATTTGAGCTGTTCCTGCATGCCCTCCATATTTATCTTCATCTGCAACACTTGTATTTAAAGTAACAAGGGTTGGGTCAACTACAGTCCAATGGGCTGATGTCGCAGCTCTAAAATCTCCGTTTTCTAAACAATTTTTTGTTGGATTTGAAAGGTAATTCTGAGTAGTTCCATCAATAAAATCTAATTTTTTCGCCCAATTACCATCATGCATTAAATTTAAACCTGTATTTAAACTTTGATTTGAAGCTGACCCCCCATTAGTAACAGTCTCAGAATACAATTCTATCCAAGGAGGAAGACCTACATAATTATCAGTTCCACTTCCATCGCTATTTTCGTCTGCTGCACAAACAATATTTTTCCAATTATACTTAAAAGCACATTTAAAAGACAGATTATATTTTACTCCTGCTTTTAAAGTTAGTTTAGACTCACCTTCTCCTATATATTCTAAGTAACCGCCTGATGCACTTGTATTATCATTTGCTGTAATTTTACTTACTGCATAAAAATCAGAATCTGGACTATATCCGCTTCCAGGAGGTGCAGCTCCCATTTCAGTTGCATATCCTATAGTTGTTCCATTTGTTATAAAATTTTGTTCTGTTCCTGCAGTTTCTGTTGTAAAATCAAAACTTTTCCACCTAAATATCATATATTTATCATCTGTAGTAATATCTCCGCTTGTTGCAGAAGCTAATGTTACTTCTCGTTCAGAAGCATCATAAGCTGAAATAATTCTTGATTGTCCATTATTATTTGTTGCTGAATAAAAGAATAAAGTCATTCCTTTGTAATAATCATCATTAGAAGTATTGACGCTGCTTGTAGCTTCAAGGTCAAATTTTGTAGTAAGAGAACCTCCAGTAACAGCAGCAACAGTTCCTTGTTCAAAACCATAATTAAAAGTTCCGTCAAATACATTGTATCCATAATCAACTGCAAATTGAAATAATCCATACCCAGCATGAAATAACGGATTTTCTATATTACTAGCGTTAATATCTTTCACAGCTGACCCAACAACACGTAAGACACCATTTTTATCTACAATGACATTCCAATTTTGAGAAAACTCATTATCTTTAATGTCTCTTGGGTCAGCATAGGCATTAAGACCTCCTGAGAAGTCTTTTATTTCGTATAGCTTTTTAGGCATTATTTTCCTTTGATTTTATCAACGATAGGTTTTAAAACCATATCCCATACTAAATCATCTTTTTTAGAAGGGCTTAATTTAATAGCTTTTTCTAAAACATATAAAGCTAATAAGCACCATTCCCAATTACTTGTTAAAAATGACATCATATTATTTCTCCTTTTCTAGTTTGTTAAGTCGTTTTTCTAAATCCTCTATTGGAGGATGAGAATCTTTCTTTAATATTGCAACTTCCTTTTCAAGTTCTTCAATATATTTGCCATATTTACTTAAATTCTTTTGTACTACTTTCATTTGTTGGTCTAGCTCGTTATCTTCTTCAACATACTTTTGAAGTTTATCAAGCTTGTGTTTCTTCATAATTTGTTTAAGAACAATATCTATTACTTTTTTAACTATTATACCTTGTATCATTTATTCCCCTTTTTATACACTAACATCATCTATTATTGCTGCTATTGTGCATTGAATATTTGCATCTCCTTCGTCTGCCGCATTAGGGCCACCATTAGCTGCATGTATATTGCCTACAGTTGTATTTGGAAGTTTTGCAAACCAAGATTCTCCAGGGCCTATTTCAATTGCGTTTTCACTTGAATAAACAGCTGTACCTCCATCTAAAGCTAAATATAAACTATCTGTTGTATCTGCATTTTTAACAAATATAAATTTTACTTTATCTCCATCAGCTATATCATGATTAGAACTTCCAGTTTCTACGCCATCTGCGTTTGCAAAGAATTTTCCTGATATTAAATCAACATCTCCTGTGTTATGAGGTACGTTAATAATACCATAAAACCATTTTTCACTACTATTCGCAGGAGTGTATGCAAATGTTAAATCTTTTAATGTTGCTTGAATTTCTTCGGGAAGTAATACTGCTTTTATTGTCATTGTAGCTGCGTCAGCCATCTAATTCTCCTTATTCAAATAAATCTTTACCATAAATTACTAATAGTCCACTTATAAAGACTAACCAAAACCCCAACCAAAATGCAGACAATTCCTGCAATTAAAACCTCCAATTAACTCCTGTGCTTACGTTATATTCTTCACGACCATAGTAATTTAATTTTGAGCCTTCCATAAAAACACCAATATGTTTTCCAAGTTTAGCCCCTAATAATAGACCAATATCATATTGCTCTTCATCTCCTTTATATGACTTATCAGTTAATCCTTTAGTTGCTTGATAAGAATTAAGCCATATATGCGAGTAAAATTTATCATTTCCTAAATAAAAATCCAAACCTATAGCTATACTAGCTTCTGCTTGCCATTCTTTGATTTTATTATCTTCGTTATACTGTCTTATAATGTCGGGCATATAATATTCGTAAAACTCTGAATCAGAGTATGCAACTGCAACGGAGTCAGAGTTCTCCCAATAATAACTAGCTTCTTCATAAAACATTTCCCAATAACCTTCTTCAGTAATTGGGTCAGTTTCAATAAAAATATAATAGCTATCAATTTCTTCATTTCCATTTAAATCGTGTAAAGGTACTAAATAATCGGTGTATCCATAATCATATGCAAGATACCACCAAGGATATTCATAGTCTTCATAAGCAGGATGACCATATACAGGATGACCCATTACATTGCCACCAATAGAAAATATAACAGGGCCAAGTCCAAGTTTATATCTTAGGTCTATAGAAGTAAATTGTAAATCTCTACTTTCTTTTTCTAAATATTTAAATTTTGTTATAAGGTTCTTATTGCTCCATTTAAGCCAATATTCTTGGTCTATGAACTCATGACCTCTATTTTTAACAGAACTAACCGAAATAAGGTATTCTAAGCCGTCTACAGCACCAAATAGTGCATTGTCACTTAATGCTGATTCATCTCCTTTGTAAAACTTCTTTGAAGATTGATACGGAAATAAGGCAATTTTTCTTAAACCAATAGTATATTTATAATCATCTTCAAGCTCTACATTTCCTTTTACATAGGGCGTACCCATTGAGCCAGACATATATATAGTCGAGTTGCTAAATACACCGCCAAATAAAAAGCTAGCATACGCAACCATATAACATATAATTGTTTCATAACGCATTACTAAAATCTACTTCCTTTCGAGTTTCTTTTTTCTAGCTTACTAAGTCTTTCTTCAAATGCATTTAATTTACTGTTCAATGCATCTAATTTATCTTTGCAATCATCAATGCCTGATAAATCAACTTCAGGTATATCTACTTTTTTATTTCTAAGCTTTTCAAGTTCTTCTTTTATATAAGTTAAGTCAGCGGCCAAAGGAGACAATGTAGTAGATAATGTTTTTAAATCTTTAAATGTTTCATCATATTCATCTAATTTGTAAGATATGATTTTTAAATCACCCATAGATTTTATATTGTCTATTTCTTTAACAACATAATCATGCTCTAGTCTATTCGGACTATTATTAGCTTTTAATTCATTGAGTTGTCCTGTGATACTAAAATAAACACCACAAGCAGAAACTAATATAGCTCCCATTGTTGCTATGAATTTTAAGTCAAATGTAAATTGACTTCCTTCTCCTATCTCTGTAGCCATTGGCCTCTCCTTTTCTTTCTTTTCAGCTTTTATCTCTTGTTGCTGAGTATTTAAAACTTCTGCTACTTCATCAACACTTACATGTCCTTCTTCAATAAGTATTTTCCCTAAAGGTACTGACCTATTATATGTAATAGCTTCTTCAGCTTGTTTGCTTAAAGCCGCTTGGAGTTGTTTTTTATTGATAACTCCTTTTATTAATAATAAGTCACCAATTTTCATTTATACAGATGCTACTAAAATTTCAACTTGTATTGAACCTGCATCAGCTTCTGCTGTTATTTCTACTAAATCACCAAAGCCTGCTGCATAAGTTTGGTCATTATCTTCATTTCCTGTTGCATTAGATGCTGTCTCAGCTCCTGTTGTAGCATGTCTAGTTACTAAAGTATGTGCTGTAGCTCGATAACCATTACTAGCATCATATACTGGAGTTGTTGCTCCAACACTTGCTCCACTTGCTGTAATAGCAGCAGATGAAACTCTCAATCCAGGTATAATTCTATTTGTTGCTGTAATACCAGTAACATCATCAGTTGCATTAGCACAATCTCCTGTTGTTTCATTAAATCCTAATGGTAATTGATTTGCAAGCATTGTATCTATTAAACCACTAGCCAAATCTGCGTTATAAACAAAAGTTTGACCTTTATCTAATTTCATACAACATTCATTATTATATTCATTTTTAAAAACTAAATATAAATGATTTGTTGAATCTAAATTAGTTATCCTTACATATCTTACATTTGCTTCATTGTATGTTCCTGCTGCAACAGCAGTGCTAAAGCTAGCTAATATAATTTCTGATTGAGGTACAGTTACAATTCTTTTGTCAACATTGTTAATGCCAGAAATAGATAAAGTATTTGTTCCGCCAAATTGTTGTCCGTTTAATGTTATTGTTTCTGTGTGCGTTACATTTAATGTCGCCATTTATTTCTCCTATTTATTGCCATCAATGAGCTCTCCCCATAATGACGTTCTTCCGTTTATTATTTGTATAATGTGAACTGTAAATAATCCACCTTTATAAAAATCTACTATTGCAAAAGCATGTGCCCAATTTATATTCCTATTGTCAAGCCAATCATTAGCTTTAGGACTCATGTCTTTTAAACATCCTATACTCCATGCTGACTTTGGGCCATCCATATGAGTAGCTGACATTTGTTGTAAATCATGCCAATGCCCATACATTACATTGCATCCCATTTTTCTTAAATGATTAGAAGTATGGTACTGACCACCATATTGGTGTCCATGATACATATATAATTTACCTATTTTTAGGTGTTTTCCAAATGGGTAGTATTTGTACCCTCTTTCTTTAAGTTTAACAGCATTAGCAAACTTATATTGAGGTATATATGGATATTTTTCTACACACATATTAAGCCAATTATCGTGATTACCTTCAGTTATATATCTTTCTTTGCAATTTGCAATATCTAAAGCTTCATCAATAATATCCATTCCTTTATTAACATGCTTAACATCTTTTTCAAAATCATCAATTAAGTATTCTAATGGTGGTGCTTTTTTTCTTTTAAATCGCCATGCTGAAAAAGCATGCCATTCTCCAACATCACCTAAATCTACATAAATATCAGGTTTAACTATCTTTATTGTTTCCGTTAAACATTTTATCGCAGGTTTGTCTGCATACGGAAAGTGTTTGTCTGGAGTTACAATAGCTCTATTGACAACTCCTACGTCTTTCTTCGGCATATATTACCTCTCATTTTATTTCAAAAAACTATTTATTTTCTTTTTTTTCATCCTTTTTAGGACTTTCATTTTCTTGTGCCATAGATTCAAGCATCTCTATTGCACCTTGTAATTTTATAAACAACTCTTTTGTTTGTTCTTGTTGCTTTTTTAAGTTATTTATTTTTTCCTCGTATTTATTCATTATTTCCCCTTATTTTAGTTTTATGCAGATGATACACCCCATATAAAGGTATCTCCGCCTAGTTGAATAAATTTGTATGTTTTTTCTGACATCCCATTAGTAGTGTCAGTATATCTTATTGTAGAACCTCCAGAAGAATTTCCTGCACTTCTTATGTCATGATAAGATATTTCGCTTATTGTTACATCATTATCATCATCTCTTGTTGCATATGTTAAATTATAATTTATAGTTCCTTCTTCTTGAACTAACAATAAAACACTTTTTTGTGCTTCTGCAACTGTTGCAAGTACTGCCGCATCTCCTGACTCAGTTGTAAATCCTGTTATACCTGACCATGTTTGAGGGTCTCTATCAGAAGCTTGGTTTTTTAAAGCCAAACAACTTGTATTATTAGTTATTGGTTCTTCTATTGTGACTTGTTGAGTAAATTCTCCGTATGCTCCACTTAAATTACCAGAAACAGTTAAATTTGCAGGAACAGTTAAAGATGCAGCCATACTTACATCGCCTGATACATCGTCGTCTGCAGCCCCTCCTGACCAAGCACTTCCAATTTTTCCTCCTGATACACATAAATGTTTTGTGGCTATTATACAACCATGTTTGCTAAGTTTCATCCTTGTGGCACCACCTGCTGTTTCAGTACCGTAATCCCAAACCAACTCATCAGTTCCAAGTTTTCCATGGCTACTCATATCTATTTGATTAGACCATATCACATTATTACCTGAATCTTGACATTGAAATACAACTCCAACATCTCTAGCATCTCCGTAAGGGTCAAGACCACTATCTCCAACATAATCATCAGCACCAGTATGTATAGCTTTTATTTTAAATATTTGATTATATTGTGTAGAAGATGTTTCCATTTTAAGTTGATTTCCACCACCAGTTAATGTTATTCTATTTGAATCTGCGAAATCTTGAAAAACTAAATCTCCTCCACTAATTGCAAAATCTCCAGCAAGAGTACAATTAGATACATTGAATTCAAATACAGAGCCATCTAAACTAGATATATTATTTCCAGATACAGTTAAATCTCCATCAATTTGTAAATTCCCAGATTCGCTTAATTCTGCAATTTCAGTTCCTTCTCCGTTTTTGAATTGAAATGTTTCTGTGCCGTTATTATCAGAATCAATTTGAAAAACCATATCGGTTTGAGATTCAAATGTTAAAAGACCTCCTCTTATAGTACCTGTTTTTAAATATATTTCTCCTAATGCATTTATTTCAAAATCATTATTATCTTCAAAAGAAGCATCTGTGTTAATTGCAAATACATCTTGACTATCATCAATGCCTATGCATGATTCTAAAGTTCCATGGCCAAACTTAATAATTCTATCGTTACCATCAGTTGTTTCTCCAAAAGATATATTACCTCCAGTAGAAGAATCTATTTTAAATATTTCTGCAAGACTTGAGTTTTGAACTATAAATGATTTTAAAGAATCAAGAACAAAACCAGTATCTTGAGTAGAACCATTACTACTTGCTTTAGTGTTACTTTCTTTACTCCAAGATTCAGCCATTTATATCCTTATAGTTTAGGAACTGATAATACTCTAACTCCAGATTTTCTACTTCTATGAGTTTTAACTTTAGTATCATACATTTGTTTAAAATATTGTGCTTCTTGAAATTTTTGATTATCTTCATATAATCTTGCTTTAATGTAACATACTAAAGCATTATGAAGTGCACTATCTAATCCGCATGTTGTTTTTAAATCATCAGTAGTTGCCGTTGTTTCTTCATACTTAGAATGAAATGTTAATCTTATTCCATTAGTGACATCACCCCCTTGATAGGTGTCATATTTTTCTTTTACTGTATTTCCTGCGACATTCCAAGTTCCACCATTTGCTTCGCAATCAGCTTTATTGTCATATGCAGATAAACTACAGTAAGAACCTCCTAAATCATCGCACACTATAGCTAACCTATCGTCATCATTAAACCATGCAAAATTAGTATTTGGAAATGTTCTATTTGACATAATTCTCCTAAGTTAAATCGTCATTATTTATATCAGTATCACCTTTTAGTAATTTATGAGGGTCTGCTAATTTAGGTATTTTAACATATCTATTATTATTATCTAATATTTCTACTTTTATAATATCAATAACATCATCTGTTAAGGCATACCATCTATCATGACCAATTAAATCTCTTCTAGCTGATACTGTATAATGTTGCTTTTCAGAAGCTATATCTAGTAATGCTTCATTAATTAACCTTATAATATATTTTTCAGGTTGTCTTCCAAACAAATGTTCTATTTGCTCGATAACATTTGCTGTTGTTAATGTTTTAGCCATTTATGCTCCTTTTTGATTCTGTTGAGGAACTGCCATATTACCAGAAGTTAATATTTGTACTCCTTTAGTATAATCTTGTTCTAATTTCATTTGTTGACTTTGATACCATTGATATTTTTGATTATCTCTTGCCATTCTTGTATTTACTTCTGAAATATATCCATTTGCCTCTGCTAGAGCTGTATTAGCTTGTTTTGCTCTCATATCTCCAATAGATACCCAATGCTGTATTGAAGTTTGAGCTCTTTGTATTTCAGCTTGAGCTGTTTGTAAAGTTGCTTGAACCATTTCAGTATCTTCATCATTAAGCCAATATTGGGCACTTTCTGGTTCTGTGTCGCCACCTACAGTAGTTCCATCAATTAAATTTTGAGCTTTAATTAAAGCATCGCTTACATGAGCTAATTGAGAATCAGCAGTTAAAAAAGTTGCTTCATCTCCAAATACAGAATCTCCATCAACTGCTTCAAATTTATCTAATGCTGCTTCAGCTTGGTCAAGTCCAGCTTTTGCATAAGTCAATGCTGTTGTTATGTCAGAATTTGTATTTAAATCACTCATAAGTCTTTGTAATGCTTTAATTGAAGCATAGTATACAAGTAAATATTCAGCTTCATCTGGAAAATTATCAACACTTGAATCTGTTTCTGCTATAGATGGTGCAGCTACATAATAATAAGTTACAGGACTATCATAAGGTAATACGTTAAGTTTGCTTCCTTCAATATAATAAACAGGGTCAGATGAAGTAGCATAAAAGTAACTGCTTGAATTTGCAGATTTATATTTATGTTTAGGATGTATTTGCCTACATTCTAAATCATGAGCAAAAACAGTACCTATTTTAGAAGTACTTATGGATTCTATTTCTGTTCCTTCAGGAGTTGATGTAAATTTAAGATTACTATAGCACAATTCTTTAAGATTAGGAGGAAATGTATTAACAAGCTCTCTATATCCTTCATTAAGCCAATCTGCTACAGCTGTGTCATCAGTTGAAGCAAAATTTGTTAAGTCACTTATTCTTGTTTTAAAATTAGCCACTATCTATTATTCCTATCTGCTATATCTTTGTCAATCGTTGTTTGTGAAAATTCAACTTGTGTTGTTCCACTCATAGTATTCCTCATATTTATATAATCGGATATTTTACCACTTGTACCAAATACTTTACCACATTTACATTCTTTAGCTTTACCACTTGGAACTTCAGTTCTTACTCCACATTGACAATAATAAATTCTCATTTATATTATTCTCTTCCTGAATCAGGCGGTAATTCTCCACTTCCATGTCTAAGGCCTTCTCTTTCTGCCAAAGTTTTTGTTATTTTCTTTTTACCAGTTTTTTTCATTTTTGATTTTTTAGCTTTAACTAATTTACCTAGTTTTTCTAAACCAGCTAATCTTTCTTCTTCAGACATTTTTGATTTTTTAGCTTTATGCTCCATAGTTTTAGCTTTTCCACCATGTTTATACATTGGAACATTATACCCAGTCATTCCTCCACCTGCATATGTTTGTACACTTCTTTTAGAAGCATCGTTTTTTTCATATTTAATAGGTTCACCTGTTTTTTTTGATTTTTTTGCTGCTTTAGCCATTCCTGCTGCTGTATAATCAAATTTTTCTCCATCTACTGTTGGCATTATTTTCTCCTTTTTCTTGCGTCATTACTTGGAGGTAATTTACCATGTTGGTTTATATATTCCAAATAAGGTTCTGTTAACGCATTTACTGATTTTTTCTTAATTATATATTCTCCACCTTCAACTTCAATTGGTATCCCACCTTTGTCATGTGAAGGGCCTTTCATTCTTCCATTCTTCATATTAATTGTCTTCCGATATAGTTAAATTATCCCAACGACTAGTTCTTGTAGCACCCGTAGTTACTAAACTAATATGAGTAGCTTTTGTAGTTGCAGTAAATGAACCTGTTAATGTACCATATCCTGGGTCAGAATTGTTAACAGCTCTTGAAACGTGAGTTCCGTCTCCAGCTGATGTTCCAATTTTTATAATACTTGCAAAAGACGGGCTTATATAATCTATAGAATAATTATATGTAGTTCCTATATGTGTAACAAAACTTCTACTTCCATACCCATTATGTGATGAGGCAGTTATATGTAATTCTCCTCCAACTGCACCACATGCTGAAGTATTTGTTCCTGTAAATGCATTTGATGATTCAAAATCATTTTCAATACATATAGTAGTTACTCTAGCATAAGATTTTGATACACTATTTGATAAGCTTAATGAAGGCATAAGACTAACCTCTATAAGCTAATACTTTACCGCCAGAATCTAACTCAATAGATGCAAATCTACCAAATATA